TATATTAGAAAATGTTATTTTAACTGTGGTAGACCTATTTGGTCGAGCTCTGCGAATTTTATTTCACAAAAATTTGAGGTAAGTGATTGTACGTTTGAGGCAATGCGTTATAGAGACGATATAGCTTGGATGGTGAAGACAGGAACAAATCGGTTACAATGGTCTTGCATACAGGTTTACGGTGCAGAAAATACTCGGATTATAGGTAATGATATGTCAGCACAGGCAGAGATACCTAGTGGATCTGATACCTTTGAGCAAGCTCCGTTCTGGGGTGCTGGAAACGGTTGGGATAGAGATGACGAGAACAAAGGCGCTATGCATGATAAAATTCCAGTAAATCGAGGAGCTATATACTTAAGAACTCAAAACAATCGCTGGAATACTTATGACAGGCAATTCGGAAGTGCTGGTAAAACTGTAATAAGAGAGAATATTATTATAACCTGGGATAGCAGCCCCACGGTCGTTATTGTTCCAATGTGGAATACTGTGGTAGCAGATCAAACAACTGGACAATTCGATAGCACTATATCTATCGTGAATAATAATACTCACGTACAAGGAGAGGCTTATGATATAGATATGCAATACGGTTCGCAATTAACAAACTTACATAACTGTTATGGATTTACAATTTCTGGAAATAAAAATAAGTCTACAAGAGCATGGAAATCTATCCCAGGAACAGTTGTCGCAACAGGCGATGCCCCCAATACTCTTAGGTTCTTAACCCTTAGTACTCGAGCCTCGGGTGGTAAAGGAGGACGATTTGTGTACGGTAGAATAACCGACAATAACTCGGTATTTAGCCATGATGATGGAATACAGATAAACCTTGGAGGTGTATCAGGAGGAGAGTCGGTAGTTGGCGTTATACATACTGTTTTAATTACTAATAATTTACTTACAAACGGACTTTATGGAATTTACAGTATCATATCAACAACCGCAGGAAGGGATCTATGCGCACATTGTGTACTAGGAGAGAATTTCTTTAGATCAATAAAAGAGGAAGCTCATTATAATAAGGATATATTTACCAACGCAGCTTCTAAGAACAAAGATAGAAATAACTATATAACTTAAACCATGAATAGAATAAAAAAACTAAACGATCAATTTTTAGATACTCTATTGTTGGATCTGGATGATCCACAAAAGTGTACACCTGGTTTATATCAGGTGATACGGGGTGTAATCAACGATAATAAGGAAGACTTGGATACTATACCAAAAGAATCAATGGAATTCTTGCAGGATAAGATGGTCTCAAGTCTACCATTTAAAAAGGAGATAGTATAATTATGTCAATTGGTAGAGCATTCAAGGAAGTTGCTAGGTATATGAAAAAAGAGGGTATGTTTCTAAAGGGATATAAAAACACGGGAGCCCCTAATACAAAGAAGGGTGGTACTCAATTTAAAAACATAAGTGGTGGAGGATGGCTTAGCAAAGCGTTATCGGGTGTAGTTAAGAAACGACTTAGTACTGTAAGGAAAAAGAGGTCAGGAATGCTAAGCGGTACTGCTAGTAAGATTGTTAAAAAGAAATAAAGGAGACTGAATAATGCCACAAGGTAAAGGAACATACGGTAAACAGGTTGGAAGACCCCCCAAAAAAGGAAAGAAAAAGAAAGCAGTAAAAAAACCTGCTACTAAGAAAAAGCGAATAAGCTACTAAATGAATATACCTCAAGAAATGCTTGATGACTTCAGGAACCACATGTGGGCTTGTTTCAAATACTTGGGCTTAGGAGAACCTACAGGAGCTCAGTACGGTATGGCTGATGCACTACAGAGTGGATCAAACGACATGCAGCTACAAGCTGGACGTGGGTTTGGTAAGTCCGTGATAACAGCATGCTTAGCATCTTGGTTTCTTCTGAAGGATTCGAACTGTACAATCATGGTTGTTTCCGCTACAGGTAACAAGGCAACAGAGTTCATCTCTATGACACGTAGGATCTTAGATCTTGTGCCATACTGTGAACACCTAAAGCCTGGCGATCATACTACTGATAATGCCTTTGCATTCAACGTAGAAGCTAGGACAAAGATTGGACAAGACAAGTCATGCTATGCACGGGGTATTACATCCCAGATAACAGGGTCACACGCTGACTACGTTATCGGTGATGACATCGAAATCGAAGGTAACTGTGAGACTGCTAATGCAAGAGAGAAACTATTATCCAAGGTATCAGAATTCGAACAGATACGTAACGTAGGAGGTCGTGTAATATTTCTGGGTACACCTCAGATCAAGGACTCGATCTACAATCAACTCAAGACTGGCTATCCTGTAACTAAGTTCCCAGCTATAATGCCTGATCTCACTAATCCAATAGAGTCTGAAGATATAAATGAGTGGGTGGTTCAATCTGGGCTAGAGCCTGGGCAAGCTACCCAACCTGAAAGATTCTCAAATGAAATTCTTCTGGAACGTATGGCTAAGATTGGACCCAAGTTATTTGCTTTGCACTATAAGCTTGATACATCCTTAGCTGACTTTGAAAAGTTTCCGTTACGTCTTTCTGACTTGATTGTCATAGACGTACATCCTGACATGTGTCCCGAGAAGATCATATGGTCAAACAGTAAGCCTATGAAGGGCGTACCTGCCTTTGGTTTAACAGGAGATGTTATATATGAACCTATGTGGATAGCTGAAACCTTTGTACCATACTCTCAGCGAGTGATGTACATTGACCCATCGGGTCGTGGGTCTGATGAGACTGCTGTATGTATTGCCTCGTTTGCTAATGGATATATATTCATTCACGAACTTGTGGGTTATGTTGGTGGGTACGAGAAGGGTATACTTAATAAGATCTCACGTCTTGCTTATGACTATGGTGTCAAGCTAGTACGAGTAGAGTCTAACTTCGGTGATGCTATGTTCTGTCAACTGTTGGCACCCATAATGACTGACATCTGTGGCTCTGTTGCTATTGAAGATTTTAGGGTGGGTGGTCGTAAGGAAGCACGTATCATATCAACTATGGAGCCTGTAATGACTCAGCATAGACTGGTATTCGACAAGCGTTCTATATGCCAAGAAGAAACACAGAAACAGATCACACGTATATTCGATAAGCGAGGTGCGTTACCTCATGACGACAGGATAGATTGCTTGGCAGCAGCTGTATCACACTGGGAAGACCAGCTACGTACAGATGTTGATGTGATCATAGATAATAATCGTAAGGCAGCTGAGCAACGACAAGTTGATACATGGTTAGATGATGATAGACGCATGGGTCTATGGTCTAATCACCTAAGTGGTGCTGTAATTAGACGAGAAAAAAACAGACCGCCTATAGACCCTAATAAAGCGGGTTGGGCTGTAAAGGGTCGCTCATGGTCTTGAGAGAGATTCTTTGAATTACCCGGGGGTAACCCTATTAAACCAATGAAATGTCTTAGACGGGCTGTATGGCCCAAAGGAGGAAATCTGATATGCCGATGGGATGGATGATAGGTTTACAAGCAGGTCAAGCTTTGCTAGGAGCTCAGGGTGCAAAGGCAGATGCTGCTATGCAAAAAATGCAGTTTGAAGAACGGCGTTTTAATGCCAGGATGCAAAACCAGATAAAGAATAGAGAAATAGCTAAAGCTAATGCTATGCAATGGATGGCTAATAAAAAGATAGCTGAGTCGGCTAATCAAGAAAGGGCTGAGACTGATTTCTATTTACGTTATAATTTTAATAATGAATCAGGCGAGTTATCTAGACAACACAAGCAATCTAATGACCAAATAGTATCTGCATTATTCAGCAGGGGTATAAGCCCAGACTCTGGTACAGCTAGGGCTCTTATGAGATCTTCTATGGCTAGATCAAAACAAATATTTACTGACAGAAGTATTAATCTTAGCAATGCCTTGATAAGCTCAGAAAGAAAACAACAACAACAATTAGCACAAAGAAACTTTGGCTACAATGCACATATACCATTGATGCAAGAAGAATATAGAGGACAAGATCCGAGTAGTGCATTTAGTACAGCACTTACTACTGGCTTAACTTCAGCTGCTATATCAGGATTCGGAATGGCGGCACAAGCAGACTTCAATGCTGACTATTTGGCGGCACTAAACTCAAGATGATAAAAAAACAAATAGAAATACTGAATAACTTAAGTGGACTAGAAACCAATACTTCTCCTAATACGGAGGATGTTATAGGAGATTACTGGATTAATAGGTCTGAAGATATATTAGAGAAAACTAGTGGTATGGATCCTCTTGAAAGGGCATTAACATGGGATAGAGAAACTAAAGACTGGAGTGGTTGGTCAGCAAATAAAGAATACTACTGGAATACTAAGTACTCGCTTAGTCCTGAGACAGATGAAATAGCTAAGCAATCACATGTTAATATAGAAACAAACATAATATCACAACTATCTAATGAAGAACGTGAGTACTACTTTAGAGACAATGCTTATAAACTACCCAACCACTTATTCAAACGCTTAGAGCCATTGTATAATATTACTGATGCTACATTGACTCAGCTGGGAATAGAAAGAAGCAGGATTAACCAAGAACTAGAGTTCAGTTCTTGGTTAGATAGTAAGTCTGAAGAACTTAAAAAGGTATCATCAGATGTTGGCAAAGATTCAGCTGCAGAATCTTTAAGACTGGCTTATATGAATGATCACATGGAGATTTCTGTTGATGATTATGGTAATGTTGTTGTTCCAAGAAATGGTGAACCATTCAGAGCTCTTGATTTAAAGGATGTAGCTGATATATCTGAAACCATTATATCAAAGGTAGACTTAACTCCAATAGCTTTAAAAGCTGTTAGTCGTGGAATAGAATCTTCTAGACAGGAACAGCTAACATCCGAAAGACAAGCTCTAACAGCACTGAGATTGAAGATTACAAACCCAGCTATAAAAGAAGAGCATAAAAAAAGTATATCTGTAGATTATGCTATGAATATAAGTGATAACCCTAGAGAAGATA